CTCGTTTCCGCGTGTTCGGTACACGTATTAGACTGCGGCAATCATCGTGGTGACTAATAGTAACTCACGGTACTATCCAATCGCGTAAGCAATAGATAAAATTCGGTGACTGTGGTAGCGGTAAGGGTGGCAACTGCTTGAAAATTCTGTGTGAAGTTATCAACAGTGATGTCAGCAATATCCCAATAGGTGTACTTAGTTGCAGTGGAATTAACCAACTGATCAGCAGCACCTGTAGCTACAGATGTGTATGAACCTTTACTGACGACTATAGACCACGCAGAAGCATTAATGACTGTACCATTAACCCAAATATTAAGCAAAAATCGGCCAGGGGCTGAAATTGTAAATTCGTTGGTAGAGTTAGGTGCTACTGGTGTAACAATTCTCGTGCCATTATAAACGGCCGATTTGAAAATTGTAGTCGGTCCAGGGTTGGTTGCATAAAGTTCAGACGCAATATTTTGTTGAGGATGTGGTTTCATGAATTCAATGACATATTCTACATACAACTCCCCAATAATGGAAGTGTTAGCTCCTAGATCTGAAGCAACCAACAAAGTTCCCATATCATAGGTTTTGAGATCCCCTGTTGGTGGTAAATATTGTCGGGTATAAAGCACAGTGTTGGTACACGGTACATCCAAAACGAGAGTATTCCAAACAGCATCTTCTGTATTGGGTGCAATAGAGAAAATTTGTTGTTTAGAAGCTGGCGGCTCATCCAAGGCGTTATAGTTAAACGCCAAGGTCACCCTACCGGACGTAGCCGTTGAGGATGATGACACATAAGTATAACGCAACCTTCTGAATCTGTATTGGTCATAATTGTTACCAATCTGATTCAACCAAGGAAAGGCGTTAACCAATCCCGGATTAGTTGGATACTTCACACAATTGAACGAAGTGGAATTTGAAACAGTTCCAACATATTCTTTATGCGTGACAACAGTGCCACGAGCTGACGTGCTCATTTTTGGTCCCTTCATTGAAACCTTCCTCGCCATAGAAATTGGCGCTGAAGTAACGGTCCCGATTGTAACCTTCTTTTTCACTCCTGGTGACGGCTTAGGTGGTTTCCTTGGTACGATGGATCCTGGTAATTCACCACGGAACCTCGGTAATCGTTCAGATTTCCTGTTACTCATATTAAATTCGACTAATTTCGAGAACAACTTGCCTCGCAAACCCAAATTCTTAGTTTCTTCAATGAAATCCGAATCAGCTTGATCAATATCTTGATGCGTAGCGTAAGCGGCGTCGTGTTTCTTGCAAGCGAGATCTAAATCGTCTAGTGCTGGTGATTCCCCAACAACTGATGATTGTATTCTCCCGTCTGACCAATACGGACCGCAATAATTCCCAAGCAAATGCTTGATAGGAATTGTGGATGATTTTATCCCACCGCGCCACC